CCAAACCGCAAGACTCTCGGAACATTCCAGTACCGAATGTCTTTGCTTGGTTAACCTTTAAACCAAGGTCACTTAGCAACCCCTGAAGCTGTTCCCAACAGTCAATGGGAATGATAATATCATCCCCAAAGACAAGGACCTCCCGTGAGGCCGCACGGACGCTGCTTATTGTAGGACGGATGCCTCTAGAATAGAGGACACTCGACACCGCAAGTATGCAGAAGACGTACGACTGAACAGGAAAGGTGCACGCTGAACCCATACACGCGAATTTCCTTAGCAAATGATGCTTTGGAGACTTGCGATCGATGGTGTTAACCACCCACCTAGTCCGCGAAGCGTGAAGAGCTTCAACAAGAGACGGAAGTCTCCTGAAGATACGCTCGACAAGCCAGCATGACAGGCGATCAGACGCACTCGACAAATCAATAGTCGCGTGTGACTGAGTATGGGAAGCTCTCAGAGCGAGCCTCTGATTGTAAGTCTGATCACGAAAGTGAATAGACGAAGCAATCGGAGTACGTCGCAAAGAGCTCGTGAGGAAGTCTAAGATAGATTGCTGACACCATTGATGGCTGACAGGTTCCGCGGCAATAAGCCGAGGACCCTTAAGCGTCTTTGGGACAGCAATAAGCTTAGAAGGTGGTTCATGACTTCGAAAGAGGTCTTGAGCACCATCACGAGAGAGAAACTCGACCCAAGAGTCGTAGTTGGCAAAGCCAAACTCTGACATAGGGAAGACATTCTCTAGCTTGGCTGGCCAGGTTGGAAAGTCATACTTAAACTGAGTATGACGCTGGTCAGCTACAGCACCTGGTCCGTGCTTAGTTCTCCACTCGGAGGCTGAGAAGCAACCGAGGGTCGCGGAGACAATGTCGGCCGTACACTGTACGGCGTCGGCGAATCCACGATCCAGCTGTGGAGAGGGCCCTCTTTGTTGACCGTCATAATCAAGACGATCGAAAAGAGGAGCAGGAGAGAGAAGATCATGATCGCCAATATGGAGACCATGAATATCATCAATCCTGAATTCGTCTTCATCCCAGTTAAGGGAAGGAGATCGAATCTCCCGGTCGATTTGGAAGAACTCATTGACATGTTCCCATGTTTTTGAGTCGTCACAGGCAACCTTAACCTTCTTGGCTGCGTAAAGCAGTTGACGGAGGTTTCGAATGCAAGTGGCATCCGCATCGACCCTAAGCACACCGACATCATCGAAGACTCGAAGCCACATCCCCTTGAATAGTCTAGGGATTGTGCTCCTACGCGAGTAAGGCCGGAATCCGGCCACCCCCGCAGAGGTTAGGAGTCCTATGGAGAGGCACTTATCAAGGTGCTTTCCCATAGCTGGGAGGTCAACCATCA